CCGTCCTGCTCGATCCGGAACCGGGCCGGGTCGCGGAGCTGGACGGTCAGCCCGCCGCCGCGCAACGGGACGATCTCGGCCAACCCATTGCCGTGGACGTAGGCGTAATCGACGAGCATCGACACCAGCGTCTCGAAGTCGAGCGCGTCGATGGCCGCTTGCACTTGCTTGACCGCGCCCTCTTCGCCGTCGAGCCGCCAGCCGTTCGAGATGACGGTCCGGCCCGGTGCCTTGATCGCCGCCGTCACCAGTCCGCCGGACTCGTAGATGGCCGCGTTCCGGGCCATCGTCGCTGTGTCGCGCGTCGACTTTCGGAAGTAGTCCGGCCGGGTGCCGCTCGATGCCGCCGCTTTGGGCTTCGGTTGTTCCTTGCCCGCGACGAGTTGCCGTAACCTCTGAACAAATGTCACCATGATCGAACTCCTGAGACGACGCCGAACCGGCCGGCACCGCTCCCGCGCTTGGCGTGGGTGTAGAGCGCGTAGCGTGCCGCGTCCAGCAGGTGGTCGTTGAACTTCACGGGCTCCTCGAGGACGCGCCCGCCCCGGTCCTCGCGGTACTTGTACGCCCGGATCTCGCTGATGAGGTTGGTTGACGCCGGGTCGATGTGCAGCCGGATCCGCTTCACGTAGTCGATGCCGTCTTTGACCGACTTGTCCGCCGGAAGGCACCGGAACCCGGCCCGCTTGATCTCCTCGATCCGGGCCGGCTCGGCCGCGTCGGCGTAGATGAGGGAGCCCGGCACGACCAGCTCCTTCAGCCGGCCGATGATGTCGGCGTTGGTGAGGTGGGTCTGATAGAGCCGCTCCGAGACGTGGACGGCCTCGCCGTGGAGGCAGACCTCGACGAGCGCGGACGGGTTGGTGTGGCCGAAGTCGAGCCCGTAATAGCGGTCCTTCGGCTTCTGTGCCGGCGCGGGCGCGACGGTCCAATTCGAGTAGATGATGTTCCGCAGGACGCCGGGCTCGCCGAGCGCGTAAATCCGATAATAGTTCTCGTCCTGGTTGACGAGATCCTCGAGTTGCCGGGTGTACTCGGCGTCGAGATAGGGGTTATCCTTGTACGTGCTGTGCAGCACGGCCACGTCCGGCCGCTCCTGCTGCACGAGGTCCGTGACGATCCAGTGGTACGCGTCGATCGGGTTGAACGTCAGGATGATCTGGTTGGGCCGCGCGCCCGCCCGCCTGAGCCGGAGGTTCAGCTGCAAGAAGTCCTCGCGCTCGATGTCGGTCGCCTCTTCGACCCAGACGAGGTTGAACTCGGCGCTCTTGATCTTCTCCGGGTCGTCCAGCGATTTGAACAGGATCTCCGAGCCGTTGACGGTGATCAGCAGTTCGCTCTTGTTCAGGGCGAACGGCACGCCCCAGGCGCGCAGGGTGTCGAGGATGAGCCGGTAGGCGGTGATGCGGAGCGCCGGCAGCGTCTTGCGGATGACGGCGATCCGGATGTCCGGCACGGTCAGGAGCAGATGGCAGACGTGCTGCGCGACGGCGAAGGACTTGCCCGAGCCGGCCCCGCCGTACACGACAAGGATCCGCTCGGTCCTGCTGTCCAGCCACCGCCCGAACTTGGGGATGCGGGCGACCTGTTTTTCAATCGTCTGCATTATCCCCCGTCGGCGCGTCGACGAACCGGATCACGACCTCGGTCCCTTCCGCGCCGGTCACTTCCTGCCGGTCGACGTATCCGCGGGCCTTCCCTTTAGCCTTCAGGAACAGCGTTATCGCGCGCGTGTCGCCTTCGAGGCAGAGCGAATACAGTTTGTCCTCGATGGTGTCGACGCGCCGCTCGACGGCCTGCTCCAGTATCGTCCTCAGCTCGGGGTGCCGCGTGAGCTGCATACAGACGGCGGCGCGGGTGACCCCGAGCGATTCGGCGGCCCGGCTCTGGTTGCCGCCGCACGCTTCGAGCGCGGCGATCAGTTTCTTTCGCGCGATGGTCTTGCCGGCCGGGTGAGGCATTTACAGGCCGCGCTCCAGATCCCGCTCGGAGTCCTCATGCGGGTAGTCGGTCCTCAGTTCGCGGGCGCGCGTCTCGGCGATCAGTTCGCGGAGCAGCGCGAGGATCTCGAGCTGTCCGAGTGCGAGCCGGCTCAGGGCCGTCTTGGTCTCGGCGTCCCGGCGGTGCGTGTCCTCCGTGATCGCGTCGAGGTCGGCGCGGCCGGGCGGCGGGTAGACGAGCGGAAGAACCTGCCGCTCGTATTCAGGCACGGCGGATCACCACATCCCCGACCGGCTCCGCCGGGGGTTGTGGCGGGGCCGGGGGGAGTTTTGGGGGCCGGCGGGCATCACTTCGGCCTCGCGATCTCGACGCCGGCGGCTTCGACGGAGTCGAGGAACGCGATCGCGGCATCGGCGAGCTTCTCTTTCTCAACGGCCGTGTAGCCGTCGGGCTTCATGGTGTAGTAGTAGGATGCGAGGAGAGCGAACGACTGCACGCACGCGACGAGCGCGCGGCCCCGGCGAGAGGCGATGTACCCGCCGGCCAGCCCCAGAACGGCGATGATGCCGCCCAGGATGGGCACAAGCTCTGACATTACAATAGTTGGAAATGAGGTATACTTAAACCTGATGTAAAAGAGAGCCGGTTAGCTACTCGCCCCGGTTGGCGGTGACGGTGCACCACGCGCGGAAGTCCTCGAGCGTCGCGGCGATCGCGCGGGCGGTGCGCGTGGTGCGGCCCGATCGCGCGCGGCGGGCGTAGAAGTGGTGCGCGACGATGGCGGGGTCGACGAGGAAGAGCCCCTGTTCACCACACTCGCGCCAGACGCGATCGAGCATGTCGAGCCGGCGCGAGACGGTGGTGGGGGCGTCGTGGACGTGGCAGAGGCGATAGGCGCCCCACTGCCGGATGAGCGCGTCGACCGCTGGCGGGGTGACGGGGGCGGCGGAGGCGCGCGGCATGGCCTAGGCCTCCGGGCCGTACACCCGCCCCGCCGCGAAGGCGTCGGTAGCGTCGCGCGGGAGGAACGGCGTCGGGAGCTGGCGCCAGATCGTGCCGTCGACCGAGTACCAGACGCAGCCGTCGATGACCTTGAACCGGCCGGCGGGCACGGGCGCGGGCGCGGGGATGCCCGTGAGCGGGACGTCGGGCTCGGTGACGACTGCCGGCGGCGTCGCGGGTTCGGCCGGGAGGAGCACGTACTTCGGCCCGCCAACGACCCGGCTCGACGGCCAGGTCTCCGCCATCGGGGGCAGGCCGGTGAACCGGACGGTGATGGCGTCGCCCTGGAGGGTGTAGCCGAGCCGGTCGTATTTGTCGCGCTGTTGTGCCGCGTGGTTGTCGCAGCCGAGGTAGTCGATGCGGAGCGCCCGGCCGAGGGTGATGGCCTTCGGCGTCGGCGCGTCGTGCACGGTCAGGTCGAGCGTGCCGCCCTGGGCGCCGGCCTGGCCGACGAACGCGCGGACCTTCGCGGCGCGTGACGTGAACCGAATCCGCGCACCGGGCGCGCCGTAGTTGAGGATCATGCCGTACGCCGACCCGATGTCCTCGCAGTCCTCGACGACGAGGGAGTTCGGCTTCTCGTTGACGAGCGCGAACCCTGCGTTGGCGCAGTTCTCGGACCGGCAGTCGACGAGCCGGCCCGTCTGCACGTAGAAGCCGCTTCTGAACTTCTCGACGGACGCCGGGCTCGTCCGCCGGCCGCAGCGTGTCGCCGTGCACCGCTCGAAGAGGACATCCGTCTGATTCTGCCGGTGGCCCGTCCACGAACCGTCGAGGTGGAACCCGTCCTGCCAGGCGTCGTCCACGAGGCAGTCGCGGACGGTCAGGCGGGTGATGTCGCCGGCGTCGGGGATGTCGAACCCGCACGACCAGTCACGCGAGCCGGCCGGGCCCTTGCTCCGGTCCTGTGGCTCGTAGCCGGAGCCGGGCGACTGGGCGACGCAGTCCTCGTAGAGCACGTCGCGGAACTCGCCGCCCTCCTTGGCGCCCTTGAGGTTGAGGTTGAACCCGTGGTGGTAGCTGCGCAGGCTGGTGCACCGGCGGTAGGTGAGCTTCTCGAGCATCTTCGTCGATGAGAGCGGGAGCCACGTCATGAACATGCCCGTGGCCGCCGCCTTCGCCCCGTGGTTCAGGTGGGTGGTGCCGTCGAGGGAGTGGTCGATCTGGACATCCTCGACGAGGTATCGGCTCGCGTAGTTGTAGAGCGTGATATACCCGTTGGCGCTGAAGTTCCGCAGGGTGACGCCGGGCGCGCGCGAGACGATCCGCATCGGGGACGGGGCGATCAGGTGCGCGCCGTGGCCGTCCAGGGTCGAGCCCTCGCCGACCTGCTGGAGCCCTGACGGCAGTTTGTAGGTCTCGCCGGCGATGAGGTCGACCGTCGTGCCGTCGCGCTTGAGTTCGGCCAGGGCCGCCGCGATGTCGGAGGGTTTGAAGGTCATGTCCACCCCATGCGGAGCGGCACGGTGCCGGCGAGATACAGCAGGGCGATGCAGAGGAGGCCAAGCAGGACGTACCGCTCGGCCTTGTTCACGGTGTTAACTTGTGTCATGGGTTAAACTCCTAATGTGTTAACGGTGTTAACAGATCACGATTCTGCACGGGGTTCACGCCTTCAGCCCCCAGGCGTCTTCGAGGGTG